AACCAGACATAATAAATTTTAACACACAACTTTTTAAAAGATCTGGATTTGTAAAACCTAAACTAGTAGTTGTACAGTGGCCACAAATTAATAGAAAAAGTTTTGGATTTCATTGTGAAGAAGGTATTAGACTAGAAGATAGGAATGTAAACAAGGAAGAAACAAGTGAAAGTATGGCAATGCGTGATACTGATTGGTACATGAATAGATATATTCAAGAAACAGGTGAACAAGTCATACAGTCAATGAAGGATCTTTTCAGTGTAGATAATTTATGGTCAGCACTAGGAGTTCCTGTGTTTCATTGGACGTGGGAAGGTGATTTTACAACTGACTACGGAACGAAAAAGATATTTAAAGTTGTAAACACACATAAAGATTTAGCAAGAGATTTGCAACATGATGGACCTAAGATTCATTATGATGCATTTGAACAATTTAAAGACAAAGTAAAATGTTTGATATAATTTTTATAAGTTATCAAGAGCCTAATGCAGAAGCCAATTGGAAAGCATTAAAGGAACGTTTCCCAATGGCAAAACGTGTACATGGTGTAAAAGGAATACACCAAGCACACATAGAGGCGGCAAACAAATCATTTACTAAAATGTTTTATGCAGTAGACGGTGATGCAGAAATAGTAGATGATTTTAACTTTGATCACAAGGTTTCCGAGTGGGACTTAGATTGCGTCCATGTATGGCGTAGTAGAAATCCTATAAACAACTTGGAATACGGGTACGGCGGCGTAAAACTATTACCTAAGACTCTCACACAAAAGGTTGACGTCACCGTACCCGACATGACTACAAGCATCAGCAAAAAATTCAAGCCGATGCCTGTGGTCAGCAACATAACAAGATTTGACACAGATCCTTTTAATACTTGGAAAAGTGCTTTTAGGGAATGTGTCAAACTTGCAAGTAAAACAATTGATAGACAAGAAGAAGGAGAAACAAATGAAAGACTTAAAACTTGGACAACCGTGGGACACGATAGACCTATGGGCAAATACGCTTTGGCAGGCGCTACCGCTGGTATGGAGTTTGGCCTTTCTAGGGGGAGTGATCTTCGGTTAATAAATGATTGGGAATGGTTACATGAGCAGTATGCAAAATATACCGTTTGATAAGATTGTCAAACTAGGCCAAAGGACTATGTTGGAAAACAAGTTGTTTTCTGTGTCCTGGATTCTTGGCCGCTTCTGTAACTATAATTGCAGTTATTGTTGGCCGTATGCAAGAAGTAGTAAAGTTGATCATAGACCATTTGAAGTTTATACTAATGCTATTGATGAAATCAAACGTCAAGCAAGAGCAAACGGATTTGATAAGTTTCATTTTAGTTTTAGTGGCGGTGAACCTACTGCGTATAAAAAGTTTATTGACCTTGTTAAACATTATGAAGATTATGAAAGCAAATATTTAAGTATCCATATGACAAGTAATTGTAGTCCTGCTAAACGTTGGTGGACACGTTGGTTAGATGCTACCCACGTAATGGATCGAAGAAGTATTACTGCAAGTTTCCATGCGGAATTTGCCAATGAAAAAGAGTTTGGTGACAAACTTTTATATTTACAGGACAATGATGTCCTTGTAACGATCAATCAGGTAATGGTACCTGAACACTGGGAGGAATATTATGAACGAAGTAAACGATTTAGTGATAGGGGCCTTCATGTTACACTCAAGCCTCAGTCTGATCCTACTGCTAGTTTTGTCGTGGATGGTTATACGAAAACCCAAAAAGAAATACTACAAAACGAAAGTGTACAAGGAGCCTATCAGGTGGCGTTATATGATGATGCGGGAGTAGAGTATTGGATTGATCAAGCAGAAAGATTGAATGCTTTTGGATTTAATAAATTTAAAGGTTGGATGTGTAACAGTGGATATCAAAGTTGTATCATAAGAAGCAATGAAGTAAAACGTTCATATAGTTGCCATGATGAACCTTTAGGCACATTAGACGAAGGATTTAAACTATTTAAAGGACCAATGCCGTGTATTACTCCGTCCTGTGTTAGTAGTGCAGACAGTAAAATACCAAAGGAAAAGAATGTATAATTATAAAGATATAAAATCTATACACTTAGAAGTTACATCTAAATGTCAGGCTAGATGTCCTATGTGTCCTAGAAGACTCCAAGGTGGACCTCTCTTGGATAGTTTATATCTAGAAGAAATTACATTGGATATTTTTAAAGAATGGTTTCCTGTAGAATTTATTAAACAACTTAACCATGTTTATATGTGTGGCAATCTCGGAGACCCTATGATTGCTAAAGATACAAATAAAATATTTAGATATATGCGTGAATTAAATCCTGAAATGAGTTTACAAATGCATACTAACGGCAGTGGACGTACTGACAAGTGGTGGAAGGAGTTGGCAGAACTTAATGTTAAGGTAGTGTTTGGCATAGATGGTTTAGCAGATACACACGCATTGTATAGAATTAACACTGATTGGAATAAGATTATTAAAAATGCAAAAACGTTTATTAAAGCAGGTGGTGATGCAAGATGGGATATGCTTGTATTTAAACACAATGAACATCAAGTAGATAGATGTAAAGAATTAAGTGAAGAATTAGGATTCAAAGGATTCAGTGTAAAACACACAACAAGATTTAGAGATGGTAAGTTAGATGTAATTGATGATTCATACAATGTTACACATACTTTACTGCCATCAAAGAAAAGTTTAGAAATGATTGCGCCAGCAAAAGAAGCCGCAGAAGAATTTTTGCCTACAATTAATTGTAAAGCAAAACAAGACAATCAAATGTATGTAGGTGCAAATGGAAACATTTCACCATGCTGTTGGTTAGATTTAGATTGGATTCCGCAACACAGTCAAAGTAGAATAGATTATATGACAAAGGTTAATACTATTCCTAATTTACAAAAGCAATCATTAAAAGAAATATTTGATAGCGGATTTTTTAATAAAATTAGCAGTTGTTGGACAACAACAGGTCTAAAAGAATGCAGTCGCCAATGCGGCACGTTCGATAAACTAAACGAACAATTCATAGAAAGGACATAAGATGTTATTTTGGATTGGATTTATGGTAATGGTGTTAAATGAAGGCTTTGTAATAATGCGTCATGTACACCCGTGGTTCGCACGTAAAAGAGAAGCACTAATGGCCAAGTATGGAAGTAATTGGAAACGTTTTCATGCTACATTAGATTATGTATGGATAGGTGGAGTAACGATAGGTATAGCAATAGACATCGCTAACTGGAAATTATATTTTGCAGTACTGGCAACATTTTGGACTGTCGTAGGCGTATTTGTTTATCTACCATTATTAATTAAAAAAATAAGGAAAATATGAAACCATTAAGAACGTTATTAGCAATATATGTACTGTTTCTTCTATTAGTGATTATAACATACAAAGATGCAAACGCAATAGAACTATCAAAGTATTACAAAGAACCATTGACAGAAACAGATAAAAAAGGTATTATTGCTTTTAATATGTTACAAACAATAGATATGTTGCAAACTTTAGAAATAGCAAATAACGATGATTACTATGAAAAGAATCCTATACTAGGAAAACATCCAAATGAATTGCAAGTTATTACGTATTTTATTATTAGAGGCTTTGCTCATTATGAAGCAACAAAGATGATACCACAGAAATATAGAAGTGTCTGGCACACGTATAATATTGTTTATAATTATGATGTTGTAAGGGATAATCATAACATAGGAATCAGGATAGGATTTTAATGAAGATTGATATACAAGATATTAAGTTTTGGGCCGACGGCATTAGAAACAGTGATGATAGAGATAGGGTATTAGAATGTTTCTGGGGAGGCCAGTTGAACAGCAAGTCTTGGTTGATAGAGCAAGTTGCACATCATTGTAATGTTAAGAATGCAAAGATAGTGGTGTATGGAGGTTGGTATGGAGTATTATCAACAATGTTGTTTAATAGTTCATTAGGTATAAAACATATTACTAGTGTTGATATTGATCCTAAGTGCAAAGACATCGCAACCACTATGAATAAACGTTATGAGATGGAAGGAAGATTTACAGCAGTAACCGAGGATATGTGTACACATAAGCCTGATAACGATACTTACATGGTAATTAATACTAGTTGTGAACACATAACACAGGAACAATACAATACCTGGTTATCTAACATACCAAATGATGTGTACGTTGTTTTACAAAGCAATAACTTTAAAGAACATGAAGAACACGTAAATTGTATGAGCGATCTAGGAGAATTTAAACGCAAGTCAAAACTGAAAGTAGACTTGGAAGAAGAATTAGAATTACCAAAATACAAAAGGTTTTTAATTTGCGGAAGGAAAAGATGAAAGTAGTTTATGTAAAAGAAGACCACATATCTTGCACAGGCGAGAATGATGACCATCCTAAAGTTTATTATACTTTAAAAAATGGTGAAGCAGTATGTGGTTACTGTAACATAAAATTTATATTTAGGAAAGACAATGAGTAAAACATTTTGCCCACTACCTTGGATACATTTAGCAACGCGGCCTAACGGAGATGTTAGAGTATGTTGCACTGCTAATGCCAGTGGCGCAGGAAAAACAGATGAGAAAGAAGCAGGACTTGTCAAGGAAGATGGCGTGGCAATGAATCTACGTGACCATACAATAGAAGAAGTGTTTAACAGTAGCCATATGCGTAGAACAAGATTACAAATGATTGCAGGTGAAATACCTACTAGTTGTACAAAATGTTTTAACGAAGAAGCAAAAGGTATTAGAAGTAAACGCCAATGGGAAACTACAGAATGGGCTCAACGTTTAGACTTACAAAAATTAGTTAAGCAAACTAAAGCAGATGGTACTGCTCCTGTAAATATTCCTTACTTTGATTTGCGTTTAGGAAACCTATGTCAACTTAAATGTGTTATGTGTAGTCCACATGATAGTTCAAGTTGGATAAAAGAATGGAAACTACAATATCCTCAATACAAAAATGAGGATCTTGTTAAGGATCAAGGTTGGAATGATCAATATGATTACAGTTGGTACAAAAAAGGATCGTTCATAGAGTCAATGAAGGATCAGGCAAAGCATATACAAGAATTATATTTTGCAGGTGGTGAGCCTTTGTTGATTCCAGAGCATTATAAAATTTTAGAGTTTTTAGTTGAAGAAGGATTAGCAAGACAAGTAAACCTACGTTACAATTCAAACGGATTAGAACTTCCAGATAAACTTTTTAAACTATGGGATCATTTCAAAGAAGTAAGATTTAACTTTAGTATTGATGCTTATGCTCC